GCCAGACCTGTCGCTAAGACCCTTTATTTTTCTTATCGTAACATCTATCTGTTTCCCAATATCCTCTTCCTTTGAAAATGAAAAGTTATCCAAATCATTTAATAATTCCAAAACATCAACACTATGCGTATCCTTATATATTTCCAAAATAGAAGTAGCCAACCGATGTGTTGATTGGGTTAATATAATCATTGCATGTTCTTTTTCCTTGTTTAATTCTTTTTTATTAAACAACAACCCCTGATACTCATTGTAAATAGACTTTAAAACAACATCTAAATCTTCTTTGTTTTTTTCACAATATTGTTTTAGTTCTTTTTCGGAATAGGTTTCCTTTTCTTGGATTAGGTAAGTTAATTGATTGTTCTTCATTAGCATGTAGAATGAATAAATACTAATACTACTACAATCCTTGTGTATCTTCATATTATTATATCGTCTAAATTTAAATCGCTTAATTCTTTTAGGTATTTATCTACTATCGGGTCTATTATAGTCAATCTTATGTTTTGGGCTTCGGTGTTTGTTAAAAACAATATAGCTTCCCCATACATATTCTCCAACTCCCCCGTCTTCCTATCTTCGCTAGAATGTATTATCAATCTATTTGTATCCGTAAACATAAGGCTCATCGAACTATACCAATCCCCTTCATCCCGAAGCGTAACCTTACTACTAACCCTTCCTTTAGATTTTTTGTATTCCCTATAACTTTTGCTATAAGTACCCATAGGTTTTAGGTTACCGTCAACACCTTGATTGTAAAGCCTTTTTTTAACCTCACCCAATATAATACCTTGCTTGCCTAAGATAGCTTTTTTTATTTTATCTTGAAGCCCTTCAAAGTCTTTTAGTTTATTTATATAGGTGTCTATGTTCGCCATAATAGAAAGCCCCCTCCCTTGAAAAGAGAGAGGGCTTTTTTATTTAATTAAAATTTAATCTATGATACTTCTTCGGAATTACTTCCACGGTATAATACACCGTCTATGTCCGCTACTAAATCATTTACGTCCGCCATTGCTACCGTTATTGATTTACCTTGAACTAAAGGGTCTACCGTAATAACATACACCCCTTCTGCCGATTGCGAAATACCCGTTGGAACTTCTTCCACACCATCAACCGAATATCTAATATCCGTCGCGGATATTGCGGTGATTTTAGTATTGTTATCACCCGATAAAACAACTGAAAACTTAACCTCTACCGCTGCCGCCGCTGGGGCTTCCGTAAAATCAATGTTTACACCGTTAATCAAAGGAAGTTCATTTGGAACAAAATCCAACTGACCTTGGTGAATAATAGCGTAGTCAACATCAACTTGTCTTCTATCTAAGAATTGGAATAAGAAAGACTTACTTTCCGCATCACCACCCGCAACTTTTCTTTTGGTAAGTTCGGGGGTAGTATGCCCGCCCGTAAATCCTTGGAAACTACCATCGCTTCTTTCGGCTAACATCCAATTACCTTCGTCGTCACCTACAACAAAATCAAAAGACTTATATCCTTCTAATTTATGTAGTTGCTTGTAAAACTCGTGACCCTCTTCAAACATAAGTTTATATTCGGGTAGACCTTTCAAGTTTAGCCTTTTGATACCCGCGCTATTCGTAGAATAACTATCCTCCGCTGAAACATCTTCAAAAGCACTTGCGAACATTAGCGGAATTGCCTTACCGCTTTGAACAAGTGTTTTGATGTATTCTAAATTGAAAACAGTGGATTTTGGTATTACCGTTCCTTTAGTTAATAAAATTAAGTGTTCGGGTGTTCCGAACAATGATAAACAACCACGCTTCCCCGTGTTTGCATTAGAATTTGCTCCACACGATATTTTGTCCGCGATTGAAGCTATTGTTGCTGTACTTGCTGGTGCTGCCATTTTTTATTTTTTTTATGTTATTATTAATCCCCTTTCAAGAAGCATTTCAAAATCCTTTTTACTTTCCGTTTCAAATTCGCTATTCGCATAGCAAACTTCTTTTCGGTAACTAAAAACTCTTCTAACCGTTCCCTTATAGGTTCTTTTTGGTTTTATTTTTTTCGTTCCTTCTTTTTCTTTTTTCATATAACTATTAATTAAAATTAACTTTTCTATAACAAGTGTCTTTTAGTTTAATATCAAAATCTACCTTTAAAGCATCCCATATTAAAGTTCCCGCGTGTTCCGCGCCTTCTTCGCTATGGCTATAATTTGGGTGTTTAACAATCGTGTATTCATCGTTTACGCTAACTATATTAGCCGAATGAAATAAATACTTGATGTTTTCTAGCAATGGATACAATACATTTTCAAAAGTTGTCGCCAACCTTTCTTTGTTTTGCATAGAACTATTCGTTTGAACCGCTAAAATTAAACTACAATTAGAAACTTCCATTTCCTTTTTTTTATGTAGTTCCGTGTATGGATACAACAACCATATCAAAGGATAGGGTGGTGTATCACGGTGCGCTAGTTTCAAAAACGAATTTAACTCCTTTCCATCACCGCAACCAAAAACAACTTTGTAAGAATCACTAGAATCTTCGTATTTCATCATAGGTAAGTCGGTAAACATTTCACCCAAACTTTCCTCAAATCTAATTATCTTACTAGATGCCATATTGGTTTTTGTTTTCCCAAGTCATAGGTGTAAAATCCTTGAAGTTATCCGAATCGATTAAATTGCTATCTTCTATAAATTTATACAAACTTACATCGATATTATTATTCTTATTAAAATAATCAACTCCCATCCATCCGCCTTGCGTATTCATATTACCGCCTATTAAGCCGTTTTTAAATATAATTTCGGGGGAAAGAACATCTCCACCCTGAACCGCCATAACAAATTTCCTCCAAGCCTTTATAACTTTATTGGTAGGTGTTACAACATCCGCATTTCTAGCCTTTTCTATTTGATGCCCCACATCCGAACGCGTAATAAAATCATGTTCTTCAAAGAAGTAATAAACATAAGATGCTAGAAAACTTTTATCGTAAGACCCGCTAGGTATGCTTTTAAATCTAATTCCGCGCCAAACAATTTCCTTATCGTTATAAGGGTCGATATATGAAGTTCCGTTAAGTAGGCTATCCCATTTAACATCTACGCCATCTATCAATCCATTGTCGTTAGCGGGATTTAACTTAGATTCTAATTCGTAAAACAAACTAGAACCTAAGCATTTAAACAAACAATCCCTAGAATACTCGTTAATAAAATCAACAACCTCTCCTTCAATATCACGAACCGTATCCGTTATAGAAGTTTTCGCGTGCGGTATATAAATTTCGCCCTTAAAATATGTGTTGTTAATAATCATTATCGGTTATTTAATATTAATCCAAAGCCTTTTTTGGCTTGTAGTTATCTACTTTTTTAGTCACTTTTAAGATTCCTTTATTAGCCAAAGACATCGCGGTTGAATTGTGCATCTGCGATTTATCCTTAGCTTTAAAAGACCCTATTGGTTTTAAAAATTCAACTTCTACAAAACCTTTGGCTTCTTTAATTTCACTTTCCTTCTTACTCATTTCAATAGTTTTAAGTTAATATTAATGGTTAATGATTATTTTTTAAGCTGGAATTACTTTAGTAATAGCTTGTTCGATTACCGCGATATCATCGTAAATAAACGCCGCTTGGTCAAGATTTTTTACAAAAGCAAAGTATCTTGATTCACCTAGCATTGTGAATTTGTTCGTGATAAATTGGTCGTCAATCCAACCAATTCTAATCGTGAAGGGAATGTAATTAATTACATTATACATCTTCATATCGGCTACGAAGATTTTCCCAGCAGGAATTTTGTGCCAAGGCTTAATTGTCACACCGCCAATAGTAACCGTGTTAAATAAACTTGCCTGTGGATACAATGGCTTACCATCCGCATCTTTAGCCGACTGAAATTGTACGAAAAAATCCGTAGGATTAATCAATACCATGTTAGCCATATATGGCGCTTGGTCGGTAAATGCTTGCGTAGTGTAAATATCCGTGATACAAGCGTTAATTATATCCATCCAAACGGGAGTTTTGATAGCATCCGCCATATCACCCGCAACAAAAGTTCTACCATAAACGGTAGCACCAGTTGGATTTTCACCAGTTCCGTCACCGAAATAGACAGCGTTTGCTTTATGCAACCCATGCTGCTTAACCAAGTAGTCACGCGCAACCGCGTTTAACCTTACTATGTCCGTAACCGATTCTTCCGTCAACACCTCGTAAGCTGCCGCTTTCTTTGGTGACGCAAATCTATTTTCCCACTTAAAGTCAATCTTAGGTTTTGCTTCACCTTCCGCAACAAACTCGTAACCACCTTCTTTTGGTAGCATTTCCGAATAACTATATAATTGTGACCCCGTAGAACTAACCGTAGCTGCCGAAACCAAATCATCGTCGTTGCGTAAATTGAATCCGCCTAATTCACTATGCCAATTTACATCGGGCGTACCAACTTGCGTTCCGCTTCCCGTTGTCATATCCGCTACCGCCTTTGGCGTAAACTCTACAACACCGTGACCCGACTTGTGGATTTCTTTAATTTTATCCTTGTTTTCTTTCAAGAAAGAATCTAGTTGCTTTGCAGCACTATCTATCTCCCTTTTTGTTTGTGACTCAATAAAGTCTTCAACCGCTTGACCTTGCGTTTTAATAGATTCCGTTAAAGTTTCTATTTCCGCCTTAGTAGCGCCTTTCTCTCTAGCTTCTTGAAGCTCTGCTTGTACGCCTTCAAACTTTTTGTTTAAAAGGTCTAACATTTCTTGTTCTTGCATTTTTATAAGTTTTTGTTATTAATTTATTTTACAAAAGTGCAAAAAGCGACTTCCGTTTTTAAAATAAAGTGTCTTACAACGGCTTTATTATTTTTTTAACCATTTTACTAATGGCGATTCTTTTTCTTCTTGTACTTCAATTTCCTTAACTTCTTGCGTGGGTGTAAAACCATTACTACCTAGGACTACGGCAGAACCTTCTATTACCTTTGCTTCGGTTATAGCCCAAAAGTAAGGAGATTTTTCCAATTCAGCTTTGTTAGCAATTATTTCGTAGTATTTATCCCACACGGCTTTTTCTTCCGCATAGTCTTCTTCTTCGGAATTTATTGCCAACTTTATAGAAACGTAGTTCATTCCTACGGAGTGTTGGTCTATGTTTCCTTCTTTATATTCCTTGAACATTTGGGAGTTCCTTGATTGCTTTATAGTAGCATCAAAGGTAAGTGCCTCCGTTTTTCCTTCTAAATCAAAACCTAAAGACTTCCAAGAAACTTTATTAACACTAGCTTCTAAATCTTCTTTGTCGGCTATAATAGACTTAAAAGACATTTCATGCTCCTGCAAAAATTTTATGTTTCTATTTTCTTTTAATGACTTATTCCAAATACCATCAATATGAACATCCTTGTGACTATCAACTACGTTTGTCGTGTTTATAATCAATCTACGTTTAATAGAAAGCGCATCTTCTTCCGAAGCTGATTTATTTACGTTTTTATTAATTGGTCTTAAATCAACCGCTGCGCCCCCAAAACTATCCGCATATTTTATAGCGGTTTTTTTAGCGTAAACAATATCTTTTTTATTTGTTTTCAAGAACTTCAAAAGTTCCTCTCCGTGTAGATTTTTAGGAATTTCCATATTTATTTGTTTACTTTTTTATTTCCTTCAAGCGCCTTTAACTTGCTTTTTAAACTTCTTTCAACGGAAGGTTCAACCCCACCTTTATCTAAAACTTGCCGTATATTTTTTATTATTTCATCGGTTTTACTCATAGTAAAGATTCTTTTATTATTCTTTCCGCTTTTTGCGATTCCGTTTCCTTCTTTCCACTAGCCGACTCATTGTTTGGTTTTATTAAATCCGCTAATACCGTATCTAAAGGCAAGCCGACCATTTCCAATGCCATTTTATCGGGAATACCCGCCAATCTAGCCGCATTTAAAGCGGTAACTTGTTTAGTTACATTATCGTATGTTATCGTTAATGATGGTAGCATAACGGGCAAATGGTTATAACTACCCGTTAAAGTTAGGTTATCTGGAAACAACTCCGAAATTTTCTCCACAAAACTATTCAACGTAGGCATCAATTCGTTTTGTATATAACTAATCAAACTAGCGTTAGCGTTCTGGTAAGTTGACTTCTCCCCACTAATAGAATAAACATCCCTAGGTATATGAAGTGCCGTAAAAATTATGCTTGCATCGGTCTTAGTTCCTTCGTCATAACCTAAATCCCTTGCTATAATGTGTAGACTTTGCCATTTTATGTTAGACTTCGTAATTAAGCCCCTATTCCTATTCCAACCCGTTCCGTAATTGTTATTGTAGTTGTTCTCCAACTGATCCTTCTCTTCTTTACCTAAAGGAAATCCATCTTTTTGCCCCGAAATCATTTCCTTTCCGTTGGACTTAATGATTATGTTTTTGGCTTTAGTTCCGTCAATCGCATTTTCTAGCGTTTGCTTTATACCATCTAACCTAGAAGAAACTAAAAAAGGATTCTCATTCAACCCATTCGGTAGGTCGTAGAAGAATAATAAATCCTTTAATTTTATAGGTAGATTTTCATTCTCCGAATCATAAACAACGGTTGTGTTTAAGTACGATTCCGAAGAAGCTCCTTGATTTTTAAATTTTTTATTCTTTAAGGATTCGGGGAAATCTATTAAGTTGTAGTCTAATACGTATAGGGAGTTTGGGGTGGTTAAGCCAAATGTTTTTTTGATATACACAACGCCAACCCCGTTAGCTATCTGCGTAAACAATAAACTTTCCAAAAAATCACTCCTGCTTTGCAAATGGTTGGGTTTATTCAACAAATCCAACATAGGGCTACTAGCACTTGTTCCCGAACTTTTCCTTGTTAATTCAAATTCCGCCTGACTAAACATCTTTGAAACAAACAACAAGGCGGGGGTCAAAAGTGGGTGGTTTTGCGCTATAAATAGATTGTTTCCCTTCATCCCCCATTCGTTAGCCGAAGTAATGTCATAGAAACTTTCGCCACTTTTATTACGCGACCAAACTGGAAACTGCCAATTCAAACCAAGGAAACCCATAGATAATCTTTAACTGCAAAGCTATATAAAAATTATCAATTTCCTAGTTAAAAAAATATTCGGCTAATTAAATCCTTAAATTCTTTAAGCGAACGTACTATATTATAATCAAAACCTTCCGCCCTAACTTTTGATTCCCAAGCTAATTGTGGGGCGCTTTGTCGTCCTTTAAGTGTCTTTAATTCAATCATATAAGCAACACCGCCCTTGTATAAAACTAAATCCGACCTTCCCGCTACAACACCTAAATATTTATTCATTTTAGCCGTTCTACCACCCGTAGAATTATTTAAATTGTAACACAATAATCCACGATATTCGGGGTGTGTGTTATTAAACCACATAATTATATCCTGCTGTAATCTACCCTCGCTTATCA